GTAAATTAATGTATTTGGGTGAATAATATTTTATAATATAAATAAAATATTATTAGTTTATCTTTTTTCCTTGGTTCTTTCTCTCTCTTCAGACTCTTGTAAATTTGTTATTACTTGATCAATATTTACGGGATTTTGTTGCCGATATTCTTTCATGGTTTGATCTAAACTATGTCTTATTTGTTTATAAATTTCTTGATTTACTGATTTTATTTGGTTATTTTCTTTTTTCTCAGGAATTCCCATATAATTCTTTAAGACCCTCATGAAATCGCCATTAAATTGGTGTAGTTTTTCTCGTGCTTCTGATTCACTATAAGTCGTTTGAGTCATAATATGCTTAATATGTGTTTCTTCCATATATATTTACATTAAATATTTTTTAAACCATATTAAACGAATGTTATTATAATATATTATACATAGTAATGTCTAATCTCGATAAGTTAATGCAAATGGCAACTCTTGAGCAATTAAATATCATGATCCAACAAATGAGTAAACCTTTACATACGTCTAATAATGAAACAAAAGATGTATTAACATTGCCCCTTGTTCAAAAAGTTATTCTAGCTTATGAAGATGAGCTTAAAAATAAGGAATTAACGTCTTCATGCAATTGTAAAGACTACACTAATTTATTAGACAATATTTTGATTCAAATACAAACACATAATGCTAGATTTCAGAGAATAGAAAATAAATTAGATGATCTATTTTCTTTGATAGACAGTAAATCGTCTTTTCCAAAACAACCACCAGCAGTATCACAAGAAATAGATAAAAATCAATCTAAATTGTTTTCATACCCTGGATTTTTTCATTATTCCAATATACTTGAATCATGTGATAAAGAACCAATTATGGATGATTGTTTAGAAGAAAAAGAAAATATCACATTAAATATTGAAGAAACTGAACCCGAAAAAGAAATTAATGCTTTAGAAATAATGAATGAAGAAATTTCTACAGAAGAGGAAGATGTTGTTTCTGTAGAAGATGATGTTTCTGTCGAGGAAGATGATGTTGCTTTAGAAAAAGATCTAGATGTTTCTGAAGAAGAAGTTGTTACTTTAAAAGAAGATGTTGTTGCTTTAGAAAAAGATCTAGATGTTTCTGAAGAAGAAGTTGTTTCTGAAGAAGAAGTTGTTTCTGAAGAAGAAGAGGTTGCTTCCGAAGAAGAGGTTGCTTCCGAAGAAGAAGTTATTTCTGAAGAAGAGGTTGCTTCCGAAGAAGAAGTTGTTTCTGAAGAAGAGGTTGTTTCTGAAGAAGAAGAGGAAGCTGTTGTTTCTGTAGAAGAAGTTGCTTCTGAAGAAGAAGAGGAAGCTGTTGTTTCTGTAGAAGAAGAAGCGGAAGCACTTGTTTCTGTAGAAGAAGAGGAAGATGAAGAAGTGTTTGAAATCGAAATTGATGATGTTACTTATTTTGCTACTGATGAAGAAAATGGAATATTATACGAGGTTGATAAAGATGGAGAAGTAGGAAAAAAGGTGGGAATTATTAAAGATGGCGAACCAATTTTTTCGTAATATAATATAAGTAAATATGTTTCATTTATGTCCTCCCGCATTAATTTACATTGCGTTTTCATTAACTCAAATAGTAATAGATACATTTAAAGGATTATATAATACAGCCTTTTTTAAATTTATTGTAATGATAATCATCACATTTTTACTAAACGCATTATGTCAAACTGGTATGACAATTATTTCCTGGATCATTGTATTTATTCCATTTATTTTTATGTCTGTAATTGTTACAATACTTTTATATGTTTTTGGATTAGATGCCGCGACAGGAAAATTAAATTTTAAATGGGATAAACCTGATGAAAAAAAAACAGGTAATTTAATTTATTCTTCTACAACATATAACAAGCCTACAAAAAATACAAACATTAAAAATATGTATATGGATACATCTTATTCAGATACCCCAAACGAAGAAACTACTGTTTATAAATATGTTCCTACGTGGTCATCTGATAACCAATATGAATAAATAAAATAATAAATAATAAATATTTTTAATTTATAAAAACTATTTAAAAGTTATAGTACAATCAATATATTCTATGTTAATGAAAATAATATATTTATTTCTATCTATATTTCTATGTATATATATTCCTGAAAAATTTAAATTAATAACCAATGTACTACAAGAGTTAGGTATTAAAATAGCATATAACATTATTTATTTTTACAGTGTATGTCAAATAAAATGTAATCAATTGTATAATTTTACATTGCCATATTTAAAAAAATATAATATTTTTTCATTTATGCCGGATAGTTTAGAAACAAGTTCAACATCTAACCCAGAAGTTGAAATTTATGATCTTATAACTAACAAAACAGTTTTTGAAGGAGAATATAGTGAAGCTTTTGATGAAATGAAATTAAATAATAAAATGGATAAAATTATTATTATTTCTCATCCATCTTGCATAAATAAAAAAATATTGTATGAATTAGAACCTTTGAATAAAGAATTAGAGGAATCTGAAATATCATTTATCGCATTATACTTAAATTATAATAATGCGCGATATCACATAAACTTGAAAACAGATAAATATAATTATTATTTAGTAGGAAATGTAATTAACAAACTTTTTTTACAATACTACATAAATTCAGCCTTAAATCATACCAATTTTGTTATAGATGATACAAAACCATATAGTTTAGAATTAATGGACCACGAAGTAAATATGATCTATTTGGATATAGAAGATTCTATTATTATTGAAAAAAATGGTTATCATATAAATGATAAAAAAAGAAAGGACGAAGTTATAATAAACGAATTAGATAAAATGAATAATTAATGAAATATTTAAATTATATTATAAAATAATTTAAAAAAATTGATTCAATATATCTATAATGGCTACTCCACAAACAATGGATACTAAAGGCAATACCAGCATAATGAAAAATAATGATAGTTCCAATGACATTGGTAGTAGCTGTAGCAGCACTCATAAAATTAAAAATAAATGGGTTCTATGGGCACACCTTCCTCAAGATGCCGATTGGACATTTAAAAGTTATAAAAAAGTACACGAATATAAAACTCTTGAAGACGCGATTGTTATAACAGATATAACACCTGATTCATTAATAAAATCAAGCATGTTATTCGTAATGAAAGAAGGCATTGCTCCTATGTGGGAAGATCCGAAAAATAGAAATGGTGGATGTTTTTCATATAAAGTTTCAAATAAAAATGTTTGTGAAGTTTGGAGAGAATTAAATTATGTGCTTGTTGGTGAATCAATTAGCACAGAGCCATTATTTGTCAATTGTGTCACTGGAATAACTATTTCACCCAAAAAGAATTTCTGTATTATAAAAATTTGGATGACTAATTGTGATTTTCAAAATCCAGCGGCTGTAACAGTAGATGTCAAAGGATTATTGGCTCAAGGATGTATATTCAAAAAACATACACCTGAATTTTAATAGAAAAATGAAATTAAATGAATATAATAAAATGTAAATATATTATTACAATTTTGATTTAAATATAATTCTATTTTAAAATATAACAAATGAAATTTCCGTTTATTATATTTTTTCGTTATGATCAATATAGTTATGCCGACAAATTTTTTACGGAAAATGTTGGAAAACTGGATTGTTGTGTTTATATAACTAACAATTTTAATAAGGTTGAAAAACTTCACAATGCTAATTTCCATTTATTAATTACTTATGGTGAAACTGATAAGGAATATAATGATGATTTGTTAGAAGTAATTTCTGAAAAAATGTTCGTTAAACGCATTCATTTAAGTCAATTGCCAGAAGTTGATTCATTTAATACATTTGTTAATATGAAATATATCGCAAATTGCTCTTTACATAGAGAACTTATGAGGCCAACTTTCTCTCTTTTTACATCTTCATTTAATTCATATCACAAAATTATGCGCGTTTATGATAGTTTGAAAGCCCAGACTTTAAAAGACTGGGAATGGATAATTATGGATGATTCACCAGATGATAAACATTTTCAGTTTTTAAGAGAAAATATGTTACACGATAATCGTATTCGTTTTTATAGACATTCGCAAAATAATGGCAGTATTGGTAATGTGAAAAATGAAGCTGTTAGTTTATGTCGAGGCAAATATGTATTAGAAATGGATCACGATGATGAAATTTTACCTGATGTTCTTCAAGACGCATCCAATTTGTTTGACAAAAGTCCAGAGGTTGGATTTATTTATATGGATTTTATTTGCGTCTATGAGTCCGGTGCTAATCAATGGTATGGTGATTTTCTTTGTAAAGGTTATGGAGGTTATTATTCAATGAAATATAAAGATAAATGGAGATTAGTTTATATTACACCTAACATAAATAATATTACATTGAGTCATTTAGTTTGTTGTCCAAATCATCCTAGAATATGGCGTCGTCAATTTTTAATGGAGTTGGGCAATTATTGTGAACATTTGCATATATGTGATGACTATGAGATTTTATTATTGACTGCTATAAATGAAGTAGATTATAAAGTAGAATCAAAGTCCATAAATAATAATACAAATAATACAAATAATACAGTAATAACTAAGACAGGATATAAAATGGCGAAAATCCATAAATTAGGTTATGTTCAATACATAAATGAAGGTGAAAATAACTTTTCACTTATTCGAAATGCTGAAATTAATCGTATAGGTCCTAACTACATCAGTCCAATATATTATGCCGCATATAATATACATGACAAAATGAAAAAG